TCAATGAACTCCATTAACTCTTTTTTATCATCCTCACTCATCAATCTTGATGCTGGGAGATCTTGAACTAGCGCTTTAATTAAGCGAATTGCATTTATATTTTCCATAACTTATTTTTTAATACCAAACATACAAATAATACTCATGAAAATTGCCATTAATGCAAATCCCATCTCATTAGCAACACCAGCAAAATGAACATACTGTTGAACAATACCTGCCATTGTTAATAATCCTAAACCTAGAGCACCTACTGCTCCTACTAAATACTTGAAATCGATATTTTTAAACATAACTTTTATTAATTTTAGGCTCTCACCTCATTTACAGGGTAAATATACGAACGATTCCTCGGGGAACCAAATCCTTGCGCGGGAGTCTTTAAGATATTTTGTATGAATATTTCCAACCACAATCATCATCAAAGTCTTCAAAATCTAATTCAACTTTGACTCTTCCACCTAATGCTTTCTCAAGCTCTTTAGTATTAATTGCTGACCAGTATCCAAATCTGAGTGTTAAATGTGTTTCGGCAAATTTATAATCACCTCTACCATCTTTAACTTCACCACCATGACCTACTTCGAAATCATCAGATCCATAAAATTCTTTAATTTTTTCTAACTGTTTGAAACTTATTCTTTGCATAACCTTTATTTTTTTAACTTACGATGTGAATATACGAACCCTATCTCAGGTATCCAAATATTTACGCAATTACTTTAAAAGTTTTTTTAATACAATCATCAATATGAACTGTAGTAGTTGCTTTATTAGCACCCTGAATTAAAACATTATTACCTTGAATTCTTTTAACTTTAAATGTATCAGTTCCCCACTGAAAAACACCTACTAAATCATTTACTTTTATCATAACCTTTATTTTAATAAATCTTGAATAACTAATTTTTTAAATTCTACACCAACACCTACTTCATTAGCTTCCTTTTGAGCTAATTGAATAGCAGTATCTGCTTTTAATTCACTAGTATAGTTTTTACTTTTAAAACTATTAAATATATTTTGAGCTTTTTCTAAATTTGTCATAACCTTAATTTTACCCCATGAATATATGAAAGGGATCTGGCTAAGCCAAATCCCTTCGTGGAAGTCTTTAAGATGTTTTTTGATTATTTACCTTGACCTTTGTATCTTTTCTTATAATGCTTAGCATTTTTAGAAACAGAAGTTCTAGTTTTAGCATGTACTCCTGGTCTTTTCTTTTTAGTTTTAGAGGTATGTAAGGTTACGGTTTGACGTGCCATTAGGTAATTGTATAAACTGTATATTGAATGTATTCACCTGGTGAAAGTGTGCCTAAATCATCAGGAGTAAATCGTTTAGCATCTGCTACATCAGAACTCCAACCAGTTGAGGTCATATATTCTCCAGTAGAAACATTTTGTAAGATATATCTAAGTGAATGAGCCATTACATATCCATTTTATCAGCCATGTAATTTTCAAAATCTTCTTCCCAATCATCAGATGTGTAAGTTTCATATGATTCACTACCATTTAAACGAACATCATTTTCTAAAGAATCTAAATAAATGCTTAAATTAGGCTTATCTTTTAAAGCATCTTTAGCTACTGCCACTACATTAATTTTTGCTTCAGAAAGATATTTTTGCCATTTAGCTTCATATCCTTCTTCCATCATTTCTTCTTCATCATACATAGGAGTTGTCATTCTTAACTCATCCATCATCATAGCCACAAATTTATCTTGTGTCATTGGGTACATTGAAGAATCAATCCATTGACCTGCATATAGATAAACATAATCAGCTCCTGATCCATTACTGTGATCATAAAATTTTCTTAATAATGTATCTACATCTCCATCTCTAATGATAGTTGGTGATTCATTATGTGTTGCATCTACATCTCCAGTTTCAGGATCAATATATGAAATATAACCTGAACTAGCTATATATTTTGCTTTTTCATCACTATCATAATGGTTTAATAATGCTTTACCTAAATTTTCTGGGTAGCCATCATAATGGTTATAAGTAGTGATGATTTCACTCATGTCTTCATCAATATATGCTACTTGTGCTCTTGTTGCCATAATTTAAAATTTTTATTCTTTAATTATAAATATTACAGATTATACTTAGATTGATATTTTTCAATAAAACTTGCACCTACCCCAATTTCTAGCACTATTGCTGTAGATGGAACACCAGGTAATTTATCAGCTGATAGGATGTAATCAATATTTTCATTCTTCCAAACTTTCATTTTTACTTTAGCATTCGAACGATTAGACGTTTTCCAAACCATTACTACAGGTTGTTTGGCATATGCTTTACCTTTTTCAGGTTTAATTTTAGGTGCCTTCCATCCTTTAGGAGGTGTGTTTTCTACTTTATAAGGACCAAATTGGGTTTTACTTCTATCATAATACCATTTAGATGACCATCCTAATTCTGGTTTAGATGGAACTTCATGGTGTTCTTCAACCCATTTTTGTTTAATTTCAATTGGTGTTTCTTTTGGTCTACCTCTATTTTCTGCCATAACTTTTATTTATTGTAATATTAATTTAAAATTTTTAAACTTTTCCCAATTTGATTCTTCTTCAATTGCTTCTAATTCAAAAGGATGATTATCATATTCATATCCTTCTTCATCATACAACCTTTTCATCTCATTTGCATCTTGAAGATAATGAGTATATTCGTGGAGTAGAGTTTGGATAACCCATTTTTCATCTATTGCTTCAGGATAATAAATCCAAATGGTATTAGTTTCTCTTTCAAATTCTGCTGCAGGTGATACTTCACCATCCATCTTCTCTTCTCCAGTAATTCTAGCATAGATATTATGATGGTATTTTATTGATGGAAAATGGTCACTATATTCAGATTTACCATAATAATTTTTTATTTTAGGATAAATTTTATTTATTATTTGTTTTACTTCTTTTTTATTCATTCTTCAAATTTATGTTTTAAAAACAATACCACATTTTCTTTTTTATTCCATCCATATCTGGTTGAATATGTTTTTTCTTTATAATCTGAATTCCACCTCCATAATTTTGCATTACCATGAAATTTACTAGCAAAAAACTCATCATGTGGTATTATTGATATGGATATTGTAGGATTGAAGAAATCAAATATCATAATATGAGTACATAAATCTTTTTTAGACCACGTAGCATTAATTGATAAATCTGATGATGTCCCCATAACTGAAGTTTGTTTTACTTCAATTTTTATACTTTTATCTTCCGAGATTATATCCCAACCTTTCCAATTATAGGGCATGGGATAAAATTTTTGGCCAAATTTTTTCTCAGCAATAACTATAGCTTGAGATTCAGCACACTCCGGGAATAACGCTAATAATATATTTCTTTTAAATTCAGGATCTTCTTGTCTTTCTTTACTAATAGCGTAAGGTAATCCTTTAATTGTTAACTCATATGTTATTTTACTCATATACCTAATTGTTTTTTAACATCTTTCATATGACGACACTGTCTATCCTTAGCTCTCCATTTTCCCGAACACGTACAATCGACTTTATTATCTTTTACAGTAACATTATAAAAATGACCTGGGTCTGATTTTGATTCAAATTTGAATTCATGTTTTTCAACATTTACTTTTTTAGGTTTTGGTTTAATCCAATTAATATCTTTTAATGTTGTTTCTGAGTGAACTTTTTGCCAAGTAGGTACAATCCATTTTTGACCATCTTGATCTGTGAAAAGTGAAGGAGGTAATACTTGGTGTTTATATTCATACTTAAATGTTTGAACATTAACAAATTTACCAAACCCTTTAGGATTAAAACTAAATGGAGTACCTTCAGGGGAGTGAATAATACGGGTTCTTAATGTACCGTACTTATTTAAATTTTGAAATTTATATAACATAACCTTTATTTATACCTTGAATATACGAACACTCCCTTAGGAAACCAAATATTTACTATGAAATTGTTAAAGTAACTCCTCCTGTTGTTTTCAGAAATGAAGAACTAATTGCAACATTAGCTGTTGGAGTAAATGTATATGAACCTCCACCTTGGGGAACCACCACTGAAGATATAAATGAAGATGTTATTAATGTATCCTCATCTATACTAGTAAATGAAGCATATGAACCTAATGAATTTGAAGGTTGTGTATCATAAAACCCATTAGCATTTCTAACTGTTTCTATAGTAAAATAAGCAGAACCCGATGATACTGGTGTGCTGAGTGTAAATGTATAAGTAGTTGCAGCAGTTAATGCTTCTATTGGTGTTCCTGCTCCGTATAATTGATCTGCTGTGTATGACGCCATTTTATGATTTTATTATAAATATTAAGAAGGAACCACTACTCCACGTTTACTTACTACTTCTGCAGATTTCTCATTAGCAAATTCAATAGATAAATCTACATCTTTAGTTTCATAATATTTTATTATAAAAGCAGCTGTGAATGTATCCCCAGCTCCACTTACATCTATTGTTTGTTGAGGGTTTGGAGATGGGTAAATTGTGTCTTGGTATTCAGCACCTAATGAACCTAAGGTTGTTATAATATTATCAGTTGTTAGATTAGGATTATTATTACTTTCTGATTTATTTAATTTTACAAAGTCAAAGTTCTTAATAATATCATTAGTAAGTTTACGTTTACTATCCAAAATAGATAAAGTTGATTTATTAGCAATTTCTATTAAATCTAGATTTCTTAAAAATCCTTTATCATAATCACTTACAATTACTATATCAGCTTGACCAATTAATACATCAGTATCTATTCCCCATTTAAAAGGTTCAATATCATCTTCTCCTTCATCAACCCTAAAAAACATATGGTTTGATTTTTCTTCTATATAACGTGTTTTAGTTATTGTTAAATCATACCCTGTATTTTTATCTTTAGGGAAAATAGAATTAATATCCCAAAATTTAGTTTCAACTAATGCCTTAACATTTTGTTTGGTATTTCCAGCCATACCTTCATTTATTCTAACAGAATAAGGATTAAGTACTGGGACGGGTGCTTCAGGAGATAAACGATTTGAAATGCAATATTCAAATTTGTCTATACAATGTTCTCCAATGATTAGTATGTTATTGTTTTTCATTATATTCTTTTTCTATTTGTAAATCTAAACTTAACATAAGACATATAATTTTAATAGTATTGGGGCTTTTTAATATGAGTTCTACCCATAAATCCTCGTCAAACGTATCTAAAATATCATATGGAGATGGTTTACCTTCTATAGTCATGCTGGTTTATATCAAAAGCAAAAGGATTAACTTTTTGTTTTTTCTTTTTAATTACCCCTCTTTTAGTCATCCATACAACCCATTCTTGAGATGCTTGTACTGTTTGCTTACTTGAATTTTTACTCATTATTAGCTAATTTTTGTAATTTTAAATTATTGATTTCTATTTGTACTTTACTCCAGTAATATAGTGTTGATTTTCTTTTCCATCCTTTTGATCCTCCATTCCAACATCTAGCAATTACTTCATCACTATCATCTGCATGATGGAATGCTTGCCAAATATAAAACATTTCAATACTTTTTTCTCTACTATATCTATCTTCTAAAGTATATTTTTTCTCTACTTTATGTTTTTTAAGTATGCGATTTACTTCTCTAACCATAATGGGTCTAATTTGTAGTACACCAATTGAAGGTCGAGATAAATGTTTATCCCCCACAGCATTTTCATTTCCTTGACTCTCAACTTGTATTAAAGCTTCTAGTAAATAATCTGTGTGGTCTTTTTCTTCAATAACTTCTATTTTAGGTTGTTCATCAGGAAGTGTGGTTAAATCCAATGATGGTGAATAATGGATTAATTCGGCTTCACCACTAAATGTAAAAGGTACCATTAATAATAGTAATAAATGTTTCATTGTTTATTATTTTATATGTTAGTAATATACAAAACAACTATTGGGATTCCCAATAAAATTCAAAATAAATCTAAAAAATCAGAATTGATGTTTTTATTTTTTAGCTTTTGAGATTGTTCTTCATTTTTTAACATCTTAGTAGCTAATCTTTCTAAATGCTTTTCTTTTTGCTTGTCATAATCTTTAACAAGCTTATCATGCTTAGAACGTTTTATATTTCTTGTTTTCTTTTTCATAAATAAGCTACAATATCCATATCATCATCCTTGTCATTATCTCCTAATCCTAATTCCTTTAACCGTTGTTCTGTATAAGGATCTAATTCCCAATCTACTTCACCTGAACTTACAGGTTTATGATCTTCTATACCTTCAATTTGTTTTTCATTAAAAATATCTCCAACTGAAAGATAATAACAATTGTAACATAAAAATTCAATATTATCTTTACGATAATTTTTTTTATTTTTATCCTTAAAATGTAACAATAGAGGGATTTTATAATCAATTACCCTGCGTTCGTGGAAACCACATGATGAGCATTCTTCTAATAAATATCCCTCACTTACAAGTCTATACTTAATTTTATCAGGAGAAAAAGAAGAAGCATCTACTCTACCCTCAATTATATCTAATAATGCGGGTTCTTTACCTTTATTGCTTAAAAACTTAGGTATACCTTTACCTGAAGGGTTTAAATGCTGTTCAAATAAACTTTTATAACCTGGTTCTGCTGAATCATATAATTCAGCCCATTTTTTATAATGGGGATAAGATACATTTAAATACCTAGCAGCTGCTCTATTTGATCTTGTTTGAGATATAGCTGCTAATATTTGTTCTTTACTAAGTGGTTTTGCTTTAGGCATATAATTACTTTTTTGTATTTTCTATACCAAAAGTAATTGTATGAGTGTCTTCATCATCACTCGTGTTTGTATTTTGATATTGGGAGAATTGTTCTGGTGTCATAACTTTAATATCATTCCAAGTATGATCTCCAGTTCCATGAGTTGTAGTTACAGCTCTGTATGCCCCAGCAGTAGAACAATCTACACATACTTTAGTATTTGGTAGTGCTTTTATTCTAAGGGGGTGTATTTCTATGTTACATTTAACACATTTCATATTCTATAATTATTATATACTAATGTAAATATACAGAAAAGAATTAAAAATTACAAATTATTTTTTACTATACCTGTAATTCATATAACTCCAAAGATCTTCTGGGTTTGTAAAAATATATTTTTTTCCTGATTCATCTTCTATGGGTACAATTGACCCATCAGCATTAAATCTATCATAAATGTACCATTGAATTAATTCTGCTTGCTCTTCACCATATAATAACTTTAAGATATTTTCTATTACATTCCATAAAGGATCTGTATAGTGGTTTATTTCTATTTTTGAATTTTCAAATAATTTATGTTCTGCGGTTTGAGCTTTATCTAGTTCATTTACAAAATGAACAAATATACTTTCTTCAGTTTTATCCATATTATCTTTAATAGATACCTTAGAACCTAAAATACTATTAAAGAGATTAATAATTTCTTTTTTTCCCTCAAAATCTTCCATTATAATAATTTTACATCAAATATTTTTGAAAAAGAATCCAAAGTAAGTTCTTTCATTCTACAAGCAATAGTAAAAGCTTCATTAATATTTTCGGCATATAAAGTACCACATGCTTCTTCTTTTGGGTCGTTAATATTAAAATATTTATACTTTTTCATTAGATTGTTTTATAAGGTTTTTAATTTTAGAACATTCTTCATAATCTTCTTCTAGTACATATAACTCCATTACTTTTTCTAATATTGAAACATAATTAGATTTTTTAACTTCTATTAAGATGCATAAATTATATATGTTAAATAATTCAACTTTGGGAAGATTATTTTCAATTGCTCTTTTTACAGATTTGTAAGATTCCCTTAATATAAAATCAGTGAATTTTATTTCATTTTTTAATGAGACTAAATCTTGTTTATCGTCCCAAACCAGTTCTATGAATGTTGGGTCTTGTTTTTTTTTATTAACTTTCAAGTCTTTATTCATAATATACAATGTTTTTGGGGGTTCCATTATAAATATTAGACTTTAATTAAATCGTTTTGACGTTCTTGAAGTTTATTGATTCTAACAAATATATTTCCTATTTTAAATTCACCAACTTCACCACTATCTTTAATAATAGCATTTAGCTGTTGAATGATTTGAAAATCCTGTTGGGTAAATGTATTTCCATCTATTTCTACCTCAACATCGACTCCATTATTAAACCAACATTCTAAAGCTTCCTCTAATTGTGGGTTTGTATTATTAATAACAAGACATTTATTATATACTGGGGTGATAATAGGTTTCATAAAGGCATCATGTTGTACAGGTGTGCCCCATTTTTTAATAAATTTTTTCATATTAGTAGTAGTTGTTTGCAACCACTCGTCTGAATTTTTTCCAGCTGCACCCCCAGCATGTTTATTAAATCTACTACCTCTACTTGTAAAGTGGTAAACTAAACCTTCCCATGTCTGCAATACTTTATAACCATTTAAAACAAACCTATTAAATATATCTGAATCTTCTTTTGATTGTGGGGCAAATAATTCATCATGTCCCCCAATTGCTAAAAAATCTTCTTTATACATACACCAGGGTGCAAATATACCTTCAGTGACTAATTTATTATGTTTGGGTTTATATTCATTTAATACCCATTCATTAAATTTATCTATATTAAAATCTTCTACTTCAATCCCAAAGTCAACTAACATTTTTTCAGGACCATCTGGGTGTAATGGAGGTTCTACTCTAGTTGCACTTACAACTGTACCTTTTTTTAGGTGTTTTAGTATATGTTCATCTAAATTAGGACCTGCAACCATATCAGCATGATAAGCCATAATAATATCAGTACGAGCCATTTCAATACCTTTATCAAACATACCCACAATACCTATTCTTTCAGGACCTGGATTGTGATGTACTATCAGATCTTCATCATCTTGGTTATTAATCCATTCTTCAGTACCATCTGTACTAGCATCATTTAATACTAATATTTCATGTTTAGTATTTAAATTACGAATTGATTTATAAGCTAATTGTAAAAATTCTAAATTATTTCTACTTGGTATTACAAATGTTATTTTTTCCATTTTATTTATTCAATTGTATAATTCCAACCATAACCCATGCTTCATTTAGGTTACTAGTAATAGCTGACCCCCATTGTCTTTCAACTCCAGGGACTGATGATTTTAAAGGAATTTCAACTATACCAAACCCACCAACAGTATCATTTGGGAAATTTCTATTTAGGGCATCTACAAATTCTTGAGGATCGTATTCATATAAATGAGTTCCCCCATCGTAAACCCATTTTTCAGTTTTACGTTTAGGTGTTGTAATAAAAATTAACTCAGAAGTAACTTTTCTTAAAGATTGTAAATATTCATCTAATCTTTCTGGAGGGAGGTGTTCAAAGGTTTCAATAGAAGTACATACTTCAAATTCATCTTCTTTAAAAGAATCTGTTAAGTTGTAAATATCACAAGTTTGAAATACTGCTTTGGGGGATTCAAATCTCTCATTAGCATCATTAACTGCATCTTCATCAATATCAATTCCAACTACACTTTTAGCCCCTAAAGATAATAATATTCCAGCTCCATATCCATATCCAGTAGCAGCATCTAATACTGTTTTACCTTTTGTATAACTGTTTGCAAATATGTATCTATCTACTGAGGTAGAAGATGCAGGATATTTAAACCTATCAAACTCATCAATGTGGGTATTATCTGATTCTTTCATTTTATTTGTGTTTTTAAATAATTTACTAAATCTATTTTAGGGACCCAACCTAATACTGTAAAAGCTGTAGGGTCAGTATTAAGAGTATTTCTTGCTTCACCTTTTTTCCCATCTTTATAAATTGGATCTATATTCATCATTTTAGCTACTTCATTTACTGAATGGTTTTCTCCTCTTCCTAGTTCAAATTCTAACCCATAGGCTTCTTTTTCCATGATTAAAATTAAAGCATCTACAATATCATCTACATGAGTAAAATCTCTTCGTTGCTCACCATCTCCATATATTTCACATTGAATATCTTTTTTAATATTATTTAACCATCTTCCTATCAAAGTAGTATACCCACCTTCTACTAACTGGTGAGGGCCATATACATTATAAAAACGAGTAATTGAGGATTTTAAACCATAATGTTTATTATATAATTCAAGTATTTCCTCACCAATATCTTTACTAAAAGTATATGGGTTTTTATATTTACCACTGTGTTTTGACGATGAACCAGCGTATATTAATGGAGTACTAGTTTTAGCACACCACTCTGCAATATTCATAGTACCATTAGCATTTACCGTAAAATAATCTTTTGGATTATCAAATGATGGTTGGATTCTAGCAATAGCTGCCATATGAAATACAACATCAAAGTTACCCCAAGGTGAATAATCCTTTATATTTCGGATATCATAATTTAAATAAGTACAACCTTCTTGATGATTTAATTCTAACCCTGTGTTGTAATTATCTATTGATGTTACTTCATGTTTGTCTTTTAAGAATCTCTTAATAAGATTAGTCCCTACAAACCCTGCTCCACCTGTTACTAATATTTTCATTTTAAAATCTATATGTTAAGCCTAATGTTACAAAAAACCCACCAGTAGCTATAGCTAATGTATTTGGATTCATTTCAAATTTAGGTGTAATTGACTGTTTGTGATGAATCATATAACCACCACCCATTGCCATCATACTTAAACCACCTATTATTGCTAATTTTTTCATAATTACTGTTTTTATTTTTTTACTCTACCCTGATTACCAATCCCATCCATATCCACATCATCAAATCTACTAATATCTAAATCAGGATAATTTTCCTCTTTTTGTTTTTTACCATTAAAAACAATATTCCATATTAAAAGAGTTAGATATAATGAAAAGATTACAAACCCAACTCCAAACATAATTAAACTCATTGCTTATTAATTTGGTTAATAGATATACTAAACAGTAATATTGTACCAGCCCAATGAGCTGAGTATTGAGCTTCAGCTGTATGTCCTGCTAATCCTAATCCAATAGAATAACACATACAAATAAATGCTATCCCAACTGGATACCACTTTAATATTTTATTTTTCATATTTTAAATTTAGATTCATGGTAATGTTCATTATACATTGCCAATGTTGTTTCACTACATAATGTATAAAAATCCTTATCACTATCCAACCTTAAAATTAATTTCCTAGCTGAGTCTAAATCACCATCTTTAACTGTAAGATCTGGGTGTAGTATTCGTTGGGTATCTAAGCCATTATAACCTATACATGGAATTCCTAAATATGAACAATTTAACGCAAAAGTACCGGCAGCATGCGTACGCATCATATGAATACCAATTTTTCTTTTACTTAACTCAGACATCCATTCATCCCACATCATATAAGGTAATTGGGTTAATCCTAATTCTTCTTCTCCTTCTTGACGTCTACCCATCTGAGGTGAATATATTTCATCTGTAATTGAAGATGCTAATATAAATGAATCAAACCCTCCATACCAACTTTTCATATTACCACCAACCATAACCCCACTTCTACTTTCAGGATGGGTTACATTTTTGATTGGATCAGGATACATAAGTGATCTTAATACTCTTACATCTTTATGGTTTGTTAATCCTTTATAATATTCTCTATCTTGTTCATTATGAGCATAGATAATATCAGCATCAACTAAGTTATTAAAATAATGGATTTGGTTTTTTAGTGGGTAATCTTGAAAATACCAAAATGGACCTTCTTGCATTACAGCAACTTTATCACAATGTTTTTTTATATTGTTAACATTAACCCATTCTGGGTTTTTCTTGGAATTAATAGCTATGCCTAAGTCATAATGTTTGGAAATATTATTATCGTTGAGATTATAGTGATCTGCATTTAGGGCTACCATCCATGCAAATTCTGTCCTCATATTTTTATATTCTCTATTTAGAGCTTCTTTAGGGAACGATTCCATTTCTGAAAAGAATGCTACTTTCATAATTCACCTAAAGTTTTAAATTTAATATTTGCATTTTTAACAAGATGGTCTAAAGATAATCTCATTTGGTTAAAATTTCTTTCATTCCAAATATTATCATTCCAATCACCAGCTATATGAGACTGAAACATAATAACATCTCCATTATGAATTTTAATATCATTAGTATTAATGCCATCAGCACCAAAAAACATCTTACAATCCCATTCTATATTATGGTTATGTTGATAATGGACAGCTGAATATTTAAAATGTTTCTCTAATTCTTTAATGGCTAAAGGGTGACCTAACCAACCAGGATTTCTCCATCCTAAAGGTTTGTGATCTACAGCTTCCCATTCATTTAACATTAATTGAACTCTTTCTTTTGCTTTTTCAGTTGTGTCTAATTCAAAAAATTCACATTCTCCAATATCATTCCTTTCACATTGGTGGTAATGGCCGTGAGCAGCTAATTCAAAATAATCCTTAGATTTTAACCAATCTATCCAATCCTTATGCTCAGATAAAGGAGCTTGATTGTGGTAATTTGAAGGAATAAATAATGTAAATTTAGCACCAAACAATTTATTTAATTCTTCAAGATAACCCATTTGAACATCTTCAGGTTTACCCCAACCTTCTCCAGGATGAATATCATCTATTGATATTGTTAAATTATATGTTGGTTTAGATTCCATTTATAGAGTATCGTAGTATGAGTTTTGTTTTTCTTGTTTTTCTATATTCTTATGATGATATAGAGCTAATTCTTCTTGAGGTGGTAAAGCTGAAAATTGTGTATGACCTTCTAGTACTTCATGGACTTTATTTCTCCATTTAATTTCAGTTTTATTTTTGTAAATCCTCATCTGATAATCAGGCCAATTAACCCAACCTTTATCATCTACTCTCCATCTCCATTTTTTAATATGTTCATCAGTTAATCCTTTAACAGTGTTTACTCTAGGCACATGATAAACTTCTACATTAGAATTAGCTTCTAAAATAGCTGGGAGGTTTTGAATTAATATTTCATTTGGAATTTCATCAGCATCAATTTGAAATATATAATCTCCCTTACATAATTTAGTTAGTTGATTTTTCCAATCTGCAAAATGTCCTTTAAAATTTTTACTTACCCAACTAAATTTCTTATTATCAACAGAATTTCCTCTTAAGTATTCTTCTACTTTTTTATCACCATTCTTTTTATCATATAAGATAATAATTTCATCTTCTTTTCTTATTATATTTTGAAGATAGGGGAGTAGTTTTTGAATTTCTACTAATTCATTACAAACTGTGATAGCATAACTTATTTTCATATTTTAGTTTTTATTAAAAATTCCTATATAATCTAGAGCTTCTATATAATCTCTTTCTTCAAATTCTTTAATGGTTTCCATATCCATTCTATGTTTATAGAATTCTCCTTCTTTACCTGGTATTGGATATTTTTCTTTTTCTTCTTCATTTACTGGTATTGCTTTAACTGCTCCCCATTTCCAATTTTCCCCATCAGTTCCATTAGCAAATATCATTCCTTTTTCAGGCATATTAACAGTTGAAGGCATCCAAATCATTCCTTCATCATCTTCACCCATTAATTCTTTATACAAATTAGGAAGAAGTTCCATTTGTTCTTCAAAAAATTGAGAACCTTTTTTCAATAAACTATTTGTAATAAACCCACAACCATAACATTGATAGTTTTTAATTTCATGGTTTACTTCTTGAACATAGCAAGCATCTGACCCACATCTAGGGCACGTTATCATATTATCCATTTATACTTTTTTTAATTTTGGGAGTGCTGGTTTACTATCAAATTGAGGTAAAGATAAAGTAACTTGTTCTGGGAAGTTTGGGAGATTATTAGTTAGAATTTCATCTAATTGTTCTTCCATTTTAGAAAAGCTGAAGTTAGATCTACTATAATACCCTTGACGTTTACCTTTTACTTTATATTCTTTATAATTTTTAAATACATCAACTAAGCAACGTCCTATTTCTGAATGATCAACACTAAACCATTCTGAACCTTCTATTAGCATATCCTTTTGTTGTGCTGATTGGTGGATTTTAGTTAATTTACCTCCCATCAATTGTGTAAAATCTTTTTTAAGAAAATCGGTATGACCTGACCAATTTGTAGCAATTACAGGTTTATTAGTTAAACTAAATTCAAGTAATGGTCTACCAAATCCTTCACCTTTAGTTAAACTTACCATAGATTTAACCTTTGGGTGATTGTATAATTCATTTATTTCAGAATCATTAAACTCACCATGAAGTAGATAAATACTAGGTAATTGAGATGCAGGAACACTATTACGAATAGATTGTATTCTTTTTTGCATTTCATATCTATCCATATAACTAGATCCAGCACCACTCATTTTTAAAATTAATGCTGGTTTCTTTTTCTTGTTTTTAAATAATTCATAAAATGCTTTAATAAGCAACCCAACATTTTTTCTATCTTCCCCTAATTGACCTTTCATCCAATGACCTACAAACAAATATGCAAATGATTCAGGGATAGAATTAATCTTATTAAATAATTCTTGGTTTTGGATATCTTTTGTATTAATATCTTTATAAACATCTAAATCAGCACCTTCAATTAAAACTTTACATGGTGTGGTTAATTTAATTGTAACTTCTTGACCTGTTTGTTGATTTTTACCATTATAAGATGTTCTTTCAAAAACTTCTTTACTGTGATTGGATGAAGTTAAAATTAAATCCATTCTATTACAACCTTCAATCCATTGATGAGCACATGCTGTAGTTTCAATTCCTGCTGTAAGCCCAATGTTATACTTTCCAACTTTTTGAAATTCATTAGGTACTGTTACTTGACACCAAATATCAGGTTGTTGATCTAATTGGTTATTAGGTAAATTTAAAATATGTGAATTTAAAAATCCCCATTCTTTGTGATGATCTTTAATAAAACCAAATGGAGTACCTCCCCATCTTTGTGGTAAGATTTTAACATCATATTTTTCGCTTTTGATTAAAGCTTTAACAAAATCTCTAGAACGTGCTCCATATCCTGAATATGTGTCAATAGGGCAACTTATGTAAAATGTATTTTTCATTTAATAAATTATTTCATGTTTTAAAACTCTTGATTCAAAGTCAGTATCCTTTAGAAATTCAAATTTTTCTCTAGGTGTCCATGTATCAAATAACTCATCTAATCCTTCTATAATTCGATTAGACATTTTTTCTGATGTAAATCCTGCTTCATCTGATAAAGCCCATTCCATACCTGCTTTACCTCTTTCTCTTCTTTCTTCATCTCCCATCTTATACATTTCCATAATTTTCTCAGAAGCATCTTCAAAAGAACATCTATCATCATAAATGTAAGGTGTAACTGGGGATCCAACAATTGATAAATTAGTTGGGAATGTTGGTAATACCCATTTCCCATGTTTTGTATAGGTACCTCTATGATTTGAAGGAACATTTTTATCTAAATTAATCCAATCACCATTTTCATCTTCAAAACGCATTTGGTCTTGCATTCCACCTGTCACATTAGCAATAAACGGAGTACCAGTTAATAATGATTCAGTTAATGCTAATCCCCATCCTTCAGCTGATGAAATCAAAATAACACTATCAGCGCAATTATACAACATATTCATCTGTTCTGTTGAAAGTTTATCTGCGGATATTACAACATTACCATCACCATTAGGAAAGAAATATTCAATAACTGCTCCTAAATCAGTTCCATGTTCACTTACAGGTTCTGTATGAAGAACTAGTGTACATTTTTCTCTTTTTTCTTTAGGTAATTCATCTAAAAATAATTTCCAAGCTAAAATAGTATCTGAGATTGATTTTCTCCTAATATTTCTTGAGTTAAATAATAACATAAAATCACAATCTTTGCCTTTAGATAAATGCTTTCTAAATTTTTGTAATTGTTCATCTGTTCTATCTAAAGGACGGAACATTTTATTATTTAAACCATGAGGAACATATTTAATAACTTTATCTTTAGCTTTATCACCTAAAACAATTTCATTAATTGCTTTTGTTTGTTTTGATATCCCAAATAAAGCATCACATGATTCATAGAATTCTTTATTGTACATAGGAGCAGGCATACTATCCCAAATATTAAGATAAACAATAGGAATGTTTTTTCTTATTTGATTTTCCATTGCAAACACCCATTGAAAATATCTTGGATCTGTAATTAAGAAAATAGCATCTGGTTTTTCAGTTTCTATAACACTTCTTAGTAAATCTGGGTTTCCATAACCATCCGTTGGGTATAAGATAATAGAAGAATCATCAATACCAGCAATTTTATCATTATCAGCTGATAGATCAATTCTTTTACCTTTATCAGGATGTTTTACAGCACCTGCTAATTGTACCCAATTATATCTATGAGAAGTGTGTAAAACCATTTCTCTACCAATTTGAGCAACACCTGAATGTACTCTAATATCATCAGTTAGGAGTAATATTTTTTTCCTATCTGATTGTTTAATATAACCTTCTTTCATAATGTGATTTATTTTTCTGTTAACTCCAAATTTGTATGGTTAGTAATTTTTTTCCTAAAATCTTCATCTGTTAAGAACAAATGAATTGCTCTATCTGAAAGTTTTTGAAATGAAAATTTACGTTTTACACATTCAATTTTGAAATTCTCAAACAAGTCACTTTGGACTTTTACACTTGTTAAGGTCATTTCTTTGTTACTCATAATTTTTAATTTATTATTTATAATATACAATTTTTACTGCGCCACTCCACACAATTCTGGGTTATCTTTAAAAGGACAAAAAGTGCAATTCCATTTTGATGGAGTTGGAGTGTAATTTTTATCTTTATATCCTTGTTTATTAAATACTTCTTCAATAAAACTATTTAAAGACTTAGTAGCTTTATTTAATTTTACTTTACCAGAAGCAGGTTTAAATGTCTGTATTCTTGGTATTATGAAATCTGGGTGATCATATACCTTACGTTTTACAATAAAGAATTCTACATCAATATTTTCAATTGGAATATTAAATTGTTCTGAGAAGAATTTTTTGTATAATACTAGTTGAAATTGTTTATCTTCATCTTTTTTAGTTTTATCATTCCAACCACGAGTAGATGTTTTAATATCTATGATTTTAAAGGTTTGGGTAGGTTCATGATACATTACAATGTCTAAATAACCCTGATATATAACATTATTATAAAACTTATTCGGAGTAACCATAACAGGAATTTCACAACCTACTAAATACCATCCTCTTTTTGTAAAGTATTGTCCTTTTTTCTTTTTAAAAGTTTTTAAAATTTCAACACCATCTTCGTAAAATTCTCTTAATTCTTCAGATGAACTAAAATGTTGGCCTTTATTTTTTTTATATTGAACTTTATATTCTTCTCTTAAAGCATCCTCAAAGATTGTGTAAATATCTAATCTATCAGCTGCCGCACCACTTTCTTCATACATTACATCTAAATAATGTTGGAGTGCTTCATGTAAAGCTGTTCCAAATACAGTGTGAACTGTAGATGAAAATATCTTATGTCCGTCTTTATATTGGAGAGCCCATTTATGAGGACAACTTCTATACATAGAGAATTGAGAATATGATACATTTTTCTGATATGAGTAATTTATCTCATCAGGTTTATATGCTCTTATTTCTTTTACAATTTGAGGTAATTTTTTCTTTTTTCCCACAACTTATTTTTTCCATTTATTCCTCATTACTAATTGAGCTATGACTCCATAATTAGAAATATCTATAAAACTATCTATCATAGGTTCATCAGTAACATAACTCTTACCTTTACGTTTAAGCATGTTTTTTAGGCGGTTTATCTTGTCATTACAACGCAACCAAATCCCAGTCAATGATAGTTGCACATCTTCTTCTTCCTCGAGTGTAGACCCTAAAGCAATATTACCTAAACCATAGTCTAACATTTTACCAGCAAACAATTCATATTGTTCTTTTTGAATTACTTTAAATTCTTTTGCTAATTCAGGATACATTTTTTCAAAGTCACCAACTGTTGACCCTATAATTTCATCATAACTTGCTTTCTTCATATTATTAAATAACTTCTTTTTGATCTAAATATTTTTCTATTGTTTCTAACCTCTCATCAGCATCGGCTAACATAGCAAGTGCTTCTTCAGCATTTTTGTAGAAATCTTCTGTTGAATGATCTCCAATTCCTGCCGGGTTTTGTTCTAGTAATTCTAAGGATAATAATGCCTTTGCTTTATCAGCTATTGCTGAGGTATAGAGCATATCTCTTAATTTACTCATAATTCTGCTTTTTTAAATAATTTATCTATTTCTTTTTGTTCAACTCCCATATCCCATAAGATATTCTCTACTCCAACACGTCTTAAAATATCAATATAATGATCTGCTTCTCCAAGCGAACAATGGAAATATTCAGCTACGTATTCAGCTAATTCTTGATAATTTCTTTTATTTTGATTTTTAATGTATTTAAGCCAGGTTTTCTTTTTTGGAATCATTTCTCGGTAAATTGAATATATTTGTTGTTTATTTTGTGGGTTAATTTTTTGTACATAGTTTGCAACATCAATGTAACCTATATACATTGATACGTATCTATGTATCATGTAAGAATTCCACTTATCCCACGAAGCTTGTGAGAAATTTGATGGAGGAGATTTCTTGTAAGTTATCTCCTCCAACCAATCAAATATGTTTTTTACCTCGATTTGAGACATTAAAGAGTAATATCTTTGTATTCTTCTCTAAGCTCTACAGGTACTGTTGATTCTAATACCTTACCAGATACTGTATCAAAAAATACTGGGATAGGCATTACAGCGTCTTCATCCGCTCCTACTACAAACTTAGATACCTTTCTAAGTAATACACCTTGTTGAAAGATATGATTACCATCAGTTCCCTCAATTGCTGTTGTTGATTTCAAATCAACATTCATTTGCATGTTTTGTTTTTCACTCATTTTAATTTAATTTAATTGTTACTGTTTTGTTTATAATCAAGATAAAATCCAATCGCTACTAAAATATTCATACCTACACTAGCGATTATTTCATGTAGATCTTTATATACATTTAAACTTAAATGAATATGTCCTAACATCCAGAATGGTATTGCCAAATTTTGACTAATCCAAATTACAAGGAATATTAAAAACTCTTTCATATTAAATGATTTAAATTTCATTTTAATTCTATTAATTTTGCTATAAGAGCCATTATGTTAATTTCTTTATCAATACGGAAATTAGACTGATAACTATACTCGTTGATATAAATAGCAACCATTCCTTCATTTCCATTTGCGTATATAGAAGCATTATCATACAAATAACGATAAAATTCCTCAAAATCATTAACATTCGCATTAGCGATAATTTGTCTAATAGTTCTCCAATTCGGTTTAGCATTTTTTAATTCTTTTAATACTTGAACCATATAATTAGATGATACAAGTACTGATTTATCTATTACTACTTCACTATCTTGAATTGATAGTTGGATAGTATTAAGCATTTTACGAATATCAGGGTAATATTGATTTACAATAATTTTTAAATCATCAGCACTACAATCAACTTCTTCACTTTTAAACACATCCATAAGATGGTAAGCAATATCTTGCTTTGATGGAGGAACAACTTTAAGTGTTTGACATCTAGATTGTAATGGATCAATAATACGTTCTATATAATTACAAGTTAAGATAAACCTAGTAGTACGCGAAAATGTTTCAATGACATTACGGAGAGAAGCCTGCGCCTGAATAGTAAGAAAATCAGCTTCATCCAAAATGACCACTTTAAGTGGTTTAAAACTAGCTGATGACGCAAATCCTGATACTTTATCTCTAATCGTTTCAATACCACGTTCATCTGAGGCATTAATATAAAGATGCTCACAATCAAGATTTTTAACAATGAGTTTAGCAAGAGTTGTTTTTCCCGTTCCTGCAGGTCCATAAAATACAAGATTTTGAATATCATTTTGACCTAAATATTGTTTAATAGTTTTTTTAATATGCTCATTACCAACATAATTTTCTAATTCAATTGGTCTATAACGCTCAACTAATAACCCGTGATCTTTCATTTATAACTTTTTATTTATAACGTAAATATACGAATAATATTTAATATATCCAAATTAAATGCCTTGTTTAAATTCTCCATACAAACTAAACATTTTAGGTTCTTCTTTTTTAACTTCAACCTCATTTGTTTGAATAGCATACAATTTACTATCCATAGGGTCTAATCTATAAGACCCTTTAAATCCTGTTTGATGTAAAAATGCTTCTAAAGCATCAGTTAAAGTAGTAAATACTTCCTTCTTAGGATCACCAACTAGAACCCACCTATCTCCAGGTGGGACTCTAGTTGCAATCAATTCATTATGTTCTTCTATTTTTTTAGCCATAATTAATAGTGTATTTCATCAGGTGTTGGATCTTTTTTTTCAGGATGTTCTACAATAACACATTCTGTAAGAAGTATTGTTCCCGCAACTGCAGCTGCATTTTCAAGTGCTGTTCGTGTTACTTTAGTTGGATCAATAATACCTGCTTTTTTCATATCTACTACTTTTTCTGTCTTAAGGTTAAAACCTGCCCATTCACTATTACCTGATTCTACTAATTGGTATTTACCGATCATTTGAGCGTCTGTAGAGTCATAACCAGCATTAATGAGGATTTGTTCAAATGGTTTACCACAAGCTTGATACACAATTTCCCCACCAGTAGTAGAAACATCAATTTTATTTCTAGCATAAAGTAAAGCAGCTCCACCTCCAGGTACAATACCTTCTTCCAATGCAGCTTGTGTTGCATGTAATGCATCATCTACTCTATCCTTCTTTTCTCTTAACTCAGTTTCTGTTAAACCACCAACATGAATAATTGAAACACCTCCTACCATTTTAGCTAATCTATTCTGAAGTTGTTCAGTTTCAAATGGGGTAGTTGATTTTTCAATTTGAGTTTGCAATTCTTCTATTCTAGTATTAATTGCATCTTCATTTCCTTTACCATCAATAATAGTGGTTTGTTCTTTAGTTACTGTTACTGCTCTGGATTGTCCAAACCAGTCCCAAGTAAATTTATCAAGTTTCATACCTTTACTAGTATCAAATACTTGACCACCAGTCATAGTAGCAATATCTTCTAAAATAAGTTTTCTTCTATCTCCAAAATCAGGAGCTTTAACAGCAGCTACTTTTAGAATTCCTCTTGATTTATTTACAATTAAAGTTGCAAGAGCTTCATTATCAATATCTTCAGCAATAATTAGTAATGATTTATTTGTTGCTGAAACTTGTTCTAAAATTGGAAGTAATTCTTTTACTTGGGTAAATTTATGATTAGCAACTAAAACGTAACAATCATCTAATTTACATGACATAGTATTATTATCAGTAACAAAAAAGTGTGATTTATAACCTCTGTCAAACTGCATACCTTCTACTGTTTCAAGGTATGTGTCACCTGATTTTGATTCTTCAATATGAACTACTCCATCGGATCCTACTTTTTCAATTGCAGTAGCAATTAATTTACCAATCTCAATATCATTATTAGCTGAAATGGTTGCTACTTGTTGGAGTTGTTCTTCAGAAGAAATGTCTTCTGAAATATTCTTTCTAAGACAATTAATAACTTCTTTAACTGCTTTGTCAATTCCTCTTTTAATCTCTACTGCATTTTCTCCATTATGTAAACTAGATAGACCAGCATTAATCATTTCTCGAGCTAATAGAGTAGAGGTTGTGGTACCATCTCCAGCCTTATCTGCTGTTTTGATAGCTGCTTCCTTTACTGTTCTAACACCTAACTCTTTAACATTCCCATCCACACAAACACTTTTAGCTACTGTAACACCATCTTTTGTGCTCATAGGTTTTCCTGGGAAATTACTGATTAATACATTTCTACCATTTGGTCCTAATGTACTTACTACTGAGTCTGCAAGGATATTTATTCCTTCCATTAATTCATTTCGGGCGTCAGTCCCGAATTCTATTTGTTTTCTTAAATCTACTGGCATTTTAATCTTCGTTAAATGGTTCTGTTTGTTCTAATACTTCTTCAATTGTTGATTCAACTATTATTTTAGCTAAAATTTGTTGTTCAGGTCCTACAAAATATTCTTCTCCTTCATGTTCTAATTTTGTGAATCCCATAGTAGGTAAAACTACTACATCTCCAACTTTAACTTTAGTTTCAAAGAAATGATCACCTGTAACAGATGGTCTACCAGGGCCTACAGCTACAACTGTTCCTTTTTCATTTTTATCTTTTCCAAGATCAGGTACAACAATATTTCCATACATTGTTTCCTCTACTTCTAACGGTTTAACAATAACCGCATCAAATAGTGCTTCTAAATTCATACTAATTCTAATTGTGTTAATAATTTTGCTATTTCTTCTTTTTGATATTCCCACTCTTTAATATATTCTTTTACAGTGGGGTAAGACTGTTGGTTGTGTAATTTAAGGGTAGCTATTTTTTTAAGTGCTGATGCTAAATTAGTGTAATACCCAATAGGTTTTTCATAATCTTTACCTTGATTACCATTATCTTTTTTACCAAACTTCCCAATATTTTTCTCATCAGGAGTGATAGTTTCAATCAAAGTATAGCAATATTGATCTTTTGAAAGGTGATAAGGCTCTAGGATTGGATCCTTAATAATTGTGTTTCTCATATAACTTTTCTTTATTATTTATAACTGTAATATACGAATAAAATCGCGCTTGGACACGTTTTTCTTTTAAAACTATTACTTAATTTTAATTGCTTTTGGTTTAGCTTCTTTGGTAAGTGGGATTGAGATTTTTAATAATCCATTTTCCATTTCAGCATCAATTTTTGTTAAATCAAATTTAGGTGCAATTTTATATCCTAAACTGAATGATTTTCTACTTAAACCATGATAAATATACCCTGACAAATCTGTTGGGGTTTCTTCTTTTGGTTTATCATAGGATATCCTTAATACATCAGATTCTACCTCAATTGAGATATCTTCTTTAGTAAGACCAGTACACGCAATCTCAAAGTAAAGACCTTCGGGATCGTGATAAATGTCTAAAGGATGTGGTTGTTTGGAATTTAATGCAGGAGCGAATTGCTCATCTGCTTTGAAAAAATTTCGATATAAAATATCGAAGGGTGTTAACGGGTGTTCGTTGAATAATGTACTCATATCATTTATATATTTGTGCTGTCTTTCGATCAGCGGGTTAAAAAAATAAAACTTACGCGCCCAAGCTGCGATTATATTTTGTTATACGTATATTAAAATTCTGTTTCTGCTTTTCTTACCATAAAATATTTTGAGGAAATATCATCTAAGTTAAAATCTAACCTCATTAGTCCCATGCTACTTAATTTTAATTTTCCACCTTCCATATCTTTATTTGCTTGAAGTATGGTTTTAAAAGTATCAGAATTAAATGGTAATTTCATATCTTGTTCTTTAATATTACCTGATACCTGGTATGTAATTTTATTATTATGTCCAGATTCATCACCAAAAACAAATTCAACTACATTTTCGTTATCTAAATTAGTAGTAGTTGTTACTAACATATTATCTACTAATGCTAATGCACTTTTTGCTTTGATAATATTATTAATATCTTCTTGTGTTAGATCTAATTCTACTACCCATTCAGCTTCCGTTACTTCACCAACTTTACCTATTAATAAGGGATCTGATAGAGCATAGTTAAGGTTAAAATTAAGGTCTGATATTTTTAATTTGGTATAAATTGCATTATTTTTTTCAAATTCTAGTAATAAATCACCATTACAAATACTAATTAAATTCTGTAATTTTTTAGTATCATAAATGGCTAATTTACTATCTTCCAGTTTAAAGTCCGTGCATGTAACATTCCCAATAACATCCTTAGTTGGGGTCATAAAATCAATATTTAGTGAATTATCTTTAATTTCCCACTTTACTGATTCATTAGTACCTAAGTAATACTTATTAATTATTGATTGTACTTTTAATTTATTTATCATTTATTTAAAATTTAAAAAACATATCTTTATAAGGGTTTAAATTTAATGTCCACCCTAAATCATTATAAAATCCTTCTAATTTATTAAGCAAAATAGACTCAAATATTTTTTTCCTATCTGCATACTCTTCTATAAATGTACGAATTTTAGGTGCAAGATCCCAATCTAAAAAAGCAATAGCATCAATTTGATATGGGTTTGGTTTTAAATAGATCCATTTAACTTTTTCACCTTGAGTTATTTGACTATGTTCTCTATTTAAACCCCAAAATTTTAACAAATCATTATGTCTAATAACTGCTCTTACAGCTGCAGGAGCACCTTTAGCTACAGTAGTAAACATTTCACCTGCCCTAGCTTTTCGTTCAGTGTATTTATTTAATGTTTTAACTGATGTTGGATTACCTAACTCAGTTAGCGATATACTACCATCTAATATTTGCTGTCTAAAGTCTTTAACACGAGCATCAATTTCAGGTTGTTCTGTACCTTTTAACACGTCAACTAAGGTTTTATGGAAGAATTTACCTAATACAGGTGGGAAATTTGCTTTTTTAAATTCAAGACCTTTAACATCAAGTGATTCTTTTACAATACCTTCTTGTTTCGTAATCCATTGAGCATAACGTCTTGTAGCTCTAAAATAAGCTGAACGGATAACACATTCAGTTTTCATTTCTAATCTATGCTTTCCTTTAGCATTGAAACAGTCTGTGGCTAGTTCACTGTAAGAATCAGTAATAATATCTTGATATTTTAAAGCAATACTCTCTAACTTATCATCTTTATCTTCACTAGACATCTCATTAAAATCTGGGTAGAGGTGTCTAAGTAAAGGTTCTGCATGAATATAAATAGAATCAGTGTCAGAATATGCTACATAATTAATATCTTCAGGATCACAAATCCACCAAGGAGTATCTTCTATGTGTTTCATAATGTAGTTTCTCCTTTCATAACTTTATTAATATGTCTATTTGCTGTTAATGCACTTTCTTGAATAATGCGTTGACCACTTAAAGTAATAGCTTCAGATAAAATAACATTACCATAACGGAAACTACCAAGGGCAGTTGCACCATACAAACTATTTAGCAAAATTTTCATTGTATATTGTTTCATATGAAATGCTGCACCTAATTCTTTATTACCCGATTTATATGCTGTTTTCATTTCATTTTTATATAAAACTCTTTCATCAAACCATTTTTTAAGTATAGTTGATAAAACTGATTCTCTATTAGTAGCAAACATTACACCATTAGCAGAAATAGATAATTCATTTTGTTTAATCATTGATGTTAATCGACCAACATTAACTTTAGTTCTATTTCGTTTAACATTTTCAATAATAAGCTCTTCTTCAGGATCTCTATTTAATAAATCATTTAATCCTAATCTATTATTTCTATCATCAGCATCTATAATTCTACCAACCATAGTTTCTTTACCAATATTAATAGTCATAATAATTGAAGGGTATAGTGAAGTTAAATCTTCATCAAATACATAATTGTAAATACCTGCTTTAGGACAAAATAAATA